TCAAGTGATATCATCATATCAAAAAGGTATAAAACTTGAAATATTGGATATTAGACACTCTAAGAGGTATATAGGAACATTTACTAGTATTTCAGTACTAAATTAAGCGTCTTCTAGTGTTTTAATTCTAGCTTCTAATTCTTGTATTGTTTTAACTAGTAAAGGTACAAGTTTTGCTTGGTCTATTTGTTGATACTTAGGCATTGTTTTTGTAGCAACCCATTTTGTATTATTTGCATATACACCATCCGCTTTACCCTCAATCCAATCTTCCTCTAACACATTTTCACCTATGTAGTTATCACTTGAATCTGTAACAACATTAGTTGCTGTTCTTGTAGCATCTTTAGTTCCTATTATAGCTTCAGGTACTATGCTTGATACTTCATGTGCAATAAATCCATCTACTAAAGTATTTGATTCATCTACAATGAAATTAAATCTACATGGTTTTAATTGTTTTAGTCTTGTTGTTGCATCAAATGTATAGTCTACATTTTCTTTTAATCTATAATCTGATGATGTTGCATAAGTTGTGCTTGATGCTGTTGTCGTAATACTACCACCACTAGAGCCATCTTTATGAAAGACAATTATAGCACCATCACTAGATAATCTATTAAGTGCTAATGAAGCTTCACCATTACAAATTAATTCTAATGCACCATTTTTACTACCGCCATCATTGAAACAACCACCAGCAGTTCCAAAGTCATTAGTTGTTTTACCAAATAATATTTGACCATTACCAAAAAACTGTACTTTGTCACTACCACCAATTTTTAAATCTACTTGGTCATCTGTATCAGCAGTAATACTAGTATCAGCATCAGCATCAAGTATCAATTCTGTTCCATTCATATCAATATTAGAACCTGTTTGACATAAGAATTTATTTGCAGTAAATTGGAAATCATCTGCACCAGCAATCTTAATGTCTATTTGGTCATCTGTGTCTGCAGTGATTGTTGTATCACCATCATCATCAAGTACAAATTCGTTACCCTCTAAATCTCTTGTCGCAACAACATTTGCAACATTAAAAGTACCAAATGCATTTATTTGTAATGTGTCAGAAGCTTCAGCACCTACTCCTAAAACTACAGCTGTTCCATTGGTTGCTGTATAATCTGCAGGGGCCAGTCTTGAACCATTAAGATATACATCTATTTGACCAACAGTATATGCTAGTGATACACTATTAGTATCATTACCACTAAATGATGTTTGCCCAGCAGTTGCCGTATAGATAAATTCTGTTCTAGTTGCCCCTTGTGCAAAATCTCTACTTCTTGTCATAACTTGTTATCCTATTGAATATATGTTTATTTATACAAACTATTATGATGGTTTTGTTGGCCATGTGACATTTTCAGCTTTCTCTACTGTATCTACACCATTAGTTATATCTCTAAGTGCTTGTCTGTATGTAGTCCATGCTGAAGACATTGTAACATCACTCAAAGCTAAATAATCAGTTTCAGCTATTTTTCTATTTCTATTTGTTCTTAGAGTGTCCATTGCTCTTGCAAGAGCACCATTTGTCCAAGCAGTTTCTTCAGCATCTCTTGCTGCTTCTTCTGCATCTGTCATTTGACGCCTAACTCCATTTTCTAATATATATCTCGGCATTATTTTTCTCCTATTTTCCTATTCCATATAATGTAAATGTACCACTATCTATGTTACCTGTGCTCATTTTAAATGAAATACCTGTAACTGCTGATGCAGTTTTAATTTGTCCTGTAGTCCATGTTTGTGCTCCACCAGGCGCATCATCTTTCGCAACTGACCTACTATAGAAGTGTTTATGGAATGTTGTACTCCCTGGCCCATATAACCAAAGAAATCCATTACAACATGATTCGGCATTAGTTTCAATAGTATCTGCATATGCTATTGATTGATATGCTGTACCACTATTTTGGTCTTCACTTGCATCTGCATTATTATCACTTGCACTTCCAGCCTCTGTATTTGAACCATTAGATTGAGCAGTACACAATGATAAATTAAAGTTCGAACCATCTGTTGTAAATTGACATGTTAACTTAGAGCCAGCAGATGGGTGAACTGAATTATAAAATACCATGTAAGCATTGTAAGTAGAATCTATACCAGAAGTAATATTAACAACTGAATCAGATGATGCTGTACTTGTAGATATTTTAGCTAAAGCATCTCCACCAGTAAATCCAGAGCCCCAACCAAAGTTTTTTGATATTGATTTATAAGTTGCCATTATGCGTCACTAAATCCATAAAGAGATACACTTCCAGCATCTATATTACCAGATGAAAAATCAATTCTAAATCTATCTATAGCTCCTTCTACTTGTATATTTGAACCACCATGACAGCCTTCCATTTCATCAGGTGTAACACTAACAAAATCATATAAAAAACTTTTCCATGTATCAGTTTCTCCAGGCCCATGTAAATAAATATGACCAGAACACGAATCGGTTGCATTACCATTACCTACATTTATAGCAACAGGTTGTCCACCTGTTCCTTGTTGTAAATCATTAGTATCATCTACTCCAACTGTGACACTACCATCACCATAACTCATTCTTGTAATCCATTGTGCGCTAGTTTTACTATCTGTAAAGTCACCATCGCCAGGGTGAAATCGTAATTCGGGTTTTGAATTTGCTGGATGCATATTGCAACATACAATTAAATATGTTTCATATGTGTCATCAAGAACAACATCACTAGTACCATGAATAAAATCTAAAGCTGCAACAGAACTAGAAACTGTTTGTGTTTTAATAAGTGTCCAAGCACCACCAAGACCTGTTGCATTAGAACTTGTACTAAAATTATATTTTATGTCTTTATAATTTGCCATTATTTTACTAGTCCAAACATAGTAATTCTACCAGCATCTATTTTATCGCCACCGCTATACCTAAATCTTACACGAGTTATTGCTGTGGTTGTTTGAAAATAACCAGCACTTTCATAATCTTCTACATATTGAGTAGCACCAGCAGCTCCTGTTCCACTCATTTTAGTTATCCAATGTTTTTCAAATGTTGTTGAACTAGGATTAAACAAATATAAATATCCACCTTGAGCACCTCTAGTTTGGAAATCGCCAGGGTCACCAGAACCTTTTTGTGGTGGGCCAATTTTTATAAAATTAGTATCATCATCATTAGGGCCACCATGTCCACCAGCACCTGCTGCACCATCATGACCATGATACCAACTGAGTACCATAGATGTATTTGTTATATTATAATTTGTGTTAGTACCTGTGTCCACTTGAAATTCAAATTGTGCTGTACTATGAGGAATCATTCCTGACATTTCAAAGTAGTAAACATCATAAGTAGAATCAATACCAGAAGTAAAATCTATAGATGATGCACCATCATCACCATCAGTCTGTGCTTGATGTGCTGTTGCTAATCTTATTAACCCACCTGCTCCTGAAGTATCTCCATAATCTACATTATACTTAACATCTTTATAATCTGCCATAGGTCACTCCTTATTTTTCTGTAAGTAACCAACCTTGAGTAGCATCTATATATACTAATCCAAATGCAGCTCTTTCTGTTCCTACTGTTAGGTCAGCTGCTGCTCCTTGAATTTTGTGTGAATTTCTTCCCACAGTTATTGCATTAGTATCTGCCGTAGCAGCATAATCTATAATTTGTATGTAATCTCCAGCATCGGCACTAGATGGTAATGTCATAGTAATTGCACCACCTGTTGTATTAACAGCATAAGATTTTCCTGCTACCATTGTAGTATCTCCTGTTATAACTGCTGTTGCAAATTTAACAGATGCATTTTCTCTTGCTCTTGTCATATGATTAAGTCCTATTGTTTCTTATATTTACATATTATTTATAAGAGTTTTTTCCCTTTAAACCAACTAGGTAGACCTAAATGTGGTCTATCATCATATTTATTATCTTTCCATTTAGGATTGGATGTATCATTGTAATGTAGAAATACTTGTACACATTGATTACCCTCAAATTTATTACGCCAATGAGGTAATTCACACCCAGAGTATATTAACATGTCACTAGGATTTAATTTAACTTCTATGTCTTTTCCTTTAGTATCTGTTAACCAAATAGGCCATACATCTCCACCCAGACATAAAGTAGTAGATACTTCACAAGAATATCTATCAGTATGTTTTTTTAATGATTCTCCTTTATTATAAATTCTAGCATAAGAATATGTTGGTGATAATTTAAGACCTGTTTCTTTATTCATCTTATCAGTTAATAGTGATAAAATAGTATCCATTGCTACATCTGAATAATGATTGTATGATTGTGGACATTGTTCATCACCCTGTCTACCCCAATCATCATTTAATCTAGATATATAGGTTGATTTTTTAAGTGTAAAATGTACTTGTCTTTTTAATACAAAATAATCATTTACAAAATTTGCAACATCTATTGGTATTGCATTTTTTATAATTTTATATTTGTTTTTTTTATAACTCATATACTGCCCTCCCCATGTACAATATCTCTAGGAAGTGCAATTAAATTCCAATGTATAAATCTAAAACTTCCACCATTAGACATAACATACTCATGAGGTAAATAAGATGGGAACATATATATATTGCCAGGTTTTGGTTGATAGTTTATACACTTATTATAATAACTAAGACTATGTTGATTTTTTTCAGGTAGTGCTGTCATAGCCGCACCAGGTCTTGGGTCATGAAATAAAGGATAAGAACTATTATCATTTTCTAAAAAAAAGAAACCAGAGATATGACAATTTTCATGTATGTGTACTCTATGATGTCCACCACCATCTTTAGCAAATTCTTGTACCCACATACTGTGTATACCTAAATCAAAATTTGACATATCAACACCCCATGTTTCAAGTAAATTAAAACCTGTGTTAGTAATATATTTGCCAAAGTCTAAAAATTCAGATTCGTTTTGTAATGCATTAGAATGAAAAACTCTACCAAAATCACTTCCACCATTTTTTTCTATACTTTCTTTTTGTGCTTCGTGTGATTCATCTAAGTATGGTTGACAAGTTTTATTTAAATGTTCAACCCATTCTGGTTTTTTTGTAGCCCAAAAAGGTGTTGCAAAAAACTGTTCGTTTATTTCTTCATTATTGTTCATAATATTTTATCTCCATTCTGGTCCTAAATTCCATTGCACTAATGATAGTCTTCTTCCTTTTGTTACTGGTGAAACTCTATGATAAGTAAAACTAGGAAAAACACAAATTGAACCTTTAGGTAATATTTCTTTACATTTAATTATTTCAGATTTACTATCTGGGTTATCTTGTGCCCTAGTATCAAACTCTAATGTTCCGCCTTCGTATTCGTGTGGGTGTGAAAGTGAAACAGTTACAGATAATTTTCTAATTAAACCATTCTTACTTCTAGCCTCATAATATACACCTGATGAATCTGTATGCCATCCATAATACTGACCCTCATTATATATTGTAAATTGACAAGGCTCAGAATCAACAATATCAAAATTCCAACCAGCTAATTTATTAGCTCTATGTACATAATATTCTAATTCTTTTTTAATCCAAACTTCATTTAACCATAATATATTAGAATTTCTTTTTTTAAATAATTCTCTTACTTCTGATTCACTTCTAGGTACTACTGTTGAGTATCCACCTGTTAAAGCTTGAATAGGATTATCATCCATAGCTCTAGATACAATATCATCACAAAATTTTTCTGATAATGCACTTCTAAAATAATAATACCATTTCTTATAATACATATTTATTTACCTTGAAAAAAATTCATTTGCAATATATTCATCAGTCCACCTATAATGAAACCAACCTGTTGCTATATATTTTTCATGTTTTCTTGTTCTTTGACCTTTATGTGTATGTGTAAAATCTGTAGGCCATATTAATGTTAATCCTTTTTTTGCTGGAGCAATAATCTTTTGATATTTAAATTCAGTGCCACCATCAGGTACATCATTTAAGTAAGTCATAAAAACTAAACATCTGTGACTTATTTTTCCAGGCCCATTTCTTTCATGATGCCAAACTTTATAACCACCACCAGCTCTATAATATTGTATCTTCCAATTTTGTCTAACATGAAATGGTTCAAGTAAACCTACCTCTTTATATTTTTTTTGATATTCATTTAAAACTATTTGTAATGCATCAAAATAATTTGTAAATGGTGGGCCCTTTGGAAAAGNACNACAGANTAAATCTACAGAATCTTTTTGTGTTACATCAACATTTCCATTTGTTAGGACGCCTGGTTTTTTTTCATCAGAGGCCTTATGTTCTTCTATCAAAGCGTCACAAATTTTTGGGTCTATATAAGAACCATGTATAAAACTTTCTAATGGAAATAATTTATCTAATTCTTTACTCATTGAAATCTAGGTCCTATCATCCAATATGATAATGTAATTCTTTGACCTTTTGTTACAGGTCTAACTCTGTGTGGTATATGAGAAGTAAACATAAGTATATCACCTGAATTAAATTTTTGTTCTTCTATACCATTATCAAATAAGTCAAATTCACCACCCTCATATTTTTCTTCTGATAAATTTATTAGTATAGTATATTTTTGGTCAAAATTTTGATTCCAAACTGTGCCATCACTATGCCATGTATATTCATTACCTTTATTGTATATATTATAATGTAATAAATTATGTCTTGTTGGTTGATATATATTATATCCTAAAGTATCTATATTATTAATTTGACACATATCAAAAATTGGATTCATATAATACTCTATGTCACCATATTTTATATTAGTAACAGTAGATGTTTTAGTTGCACTTTTAGCTTTACCATAAAAATCAGATATTGTATTTTTTCTAATTTCTTGATTAAATTCTTTTACAACATTAGGTGATAATTGATTTTCAAATAATCTAATTAGTTTCATTTATCTTCACCTTCATATGATAAGTAGTCATTAAATTTATTAGTATATTTTATAGATGAATCACCTCTACCACAAAATCCAATCGGCATTAAATTAAATGCTATTGAATATCTAATGCCATTACTTCTGTTTGGCAATACTGTGTGTGGTGTTTGAGAGGGAAAAAATATAACAGAATCATTTGTAGGATACCAATCCCATGATGAACAATTCCAATCATTATATTCACTAGGTGTTAAACAAAATCCATTCATTTTATTTGCAAAGTCAGAAAATCTAATACCTGTATTTTTACCTTCTTCATTACCAAAATAAAAAACTCCACTCCACATACTATTATTATGATTATGCATACTACTACCTAAACCAGACTTTGTGTATGTCATCCATGATGTGGTCATAACAAATTCAAAGTCTTCATATTTTAATACTTGATTTTTAAATGTATAAAAAGATTTAAGTATAGATTGTCCTAACCAATGTAACTTTTTATTTTCTAATATTACATGTAAACTTTCTGACCTAACATTATCTACATTATCTTGTTTTTGCCATTTCATATTTTGGGCAACATAAATTAAATCATTTCTTTGTTGATTAGAAACTTCAAATTTATCTGGGTATAATATTGTAGAAAATAGGGGAATTATATTACCCACTCTAGTATCCGACATAATTTAATTCACTTGTTAATTATATAATACTATTTATAATGAATATTTTTAGGTAATTTCATCCCAAGCACTAGTAGAGGGATTCCAATACCACTCTGTTTGTGGGGTATTAAAAGGACCATCTTTAAAACCTCTCCATTTACCAGCTGCCTCATCCCATATAACTACCTTTAGTTTTGTAATACTATCTTCTGTATATTCTCTTTGAGAATTAGTTGGATGTGTGACAGGCGGTGTCCATTCTAAAGTATCAGCATTTAATGTCCAAGAATCACAAGAGTTTCCATGATAATCTATAGGTCTTTTTGGATAAAATTTTTCTTTTGTTGGTGACCAATTCCAGCCAGCACCAGGAAATTCACCTCTTTGGTTTTTATTGTAAGAACATTGTATCCAAGCATGTCCACCAAATTTAGTCTTTACCCATGCCTCTACTGCTGTAGAATACTCTCCACCATTAGCAGCAACATCTTCGTTACTTACTACAACACATCTTTGTACTACATTACTACTATTGATTTCTGCAAAATGTGCCATTATCTATTTCCACCTTGAAGCAGCTTTAGCATTAAACTGTGCCTGCATAGAATATACACCATCACCAACTGTTCCAGCTGCAACACCTGGTTCTACAACTATAACACGACCAGAGCCTCCTGTACCAGCAACACCTGGGCCATTGTTATAACCAGCGTTATCACCACCGCCTCCGCCACCTGTATTGGCAGTACCATTTGCGGGTGCAAAGAATATAGCACCACAATGGTTGGCTACTTTTACTCCACCTTGGCCTCCACCACCTATTCCACCAGCTGCATAT